GAAGGGTTCTGGGTGTCAAACTAAAGTAAACTTGAGTAGTGTCCGGCGATGTAGTAGACATCTTCGAACCCGAGTTCTTCCAACGTCTCTGCCGCAAATCTGGCCCGTTGCCCAGTATTGCAGTAGACGAGTAAACCCTTCTTAGGGAGTTCTGTAGTGGTCTTTTCGTCCATCTTATTAACGGGAATGTGGAGTGCCTTGGGGTAGTGTCCTGCACGATACTCGGTGATCGTACGAACATCGATGACCTTCTTTATCTTACCTTCCTTGATGAGCCGCTTGGCCTCAGAGGATGACACGAGGTTCTGTCCCATGAAAGTATATGCGAGTGCACCAGTGAGTGCACCAGCTATGAGAAGTGGTATCATTTAGTAACTACGGGGATTTTAACTTCAACATGATTTACAGTAATAAAGGATAGGAGCGTCCATTGTACAAATGAACAAGAAGCCTGCTGATGTGTCCACTCGTCTCACTCCTTCTGAGTTTGCTAAGCGTTCAATGGATACCCGCCTTGCCGTGATGGATGAGGCACTTAAAGCTGAAAAAGTTCGATATGAGTCCAACTGTGACTCGGATAAATTCAAGGAGTTTCTTGAGGACCGACTCACACTTTGGGAGGGAGAAAAGGATAACACCTTCCATGGAAAGAAGATGCATGAAAAAACGAAAAATTTACTCAACAACTGGAACTAATTCTTTCCAGATACACGTACGTGATTCATTTCATAACAACATTGTGCAAACCCATCATACGTCTTTTTACACGCCCGACAATGTACTAAACTATTGTTAAATGTGAAAGGGCGAATATTCTTGGGGACAGTCATAACATTTTTGTTGTTGATGTTCACCCTATTACCGTTACCCGAAACCGGTTTTATAAAGGCAGCTGTGGGGTTGTATATCCTATTCCCTTTGGAATTTTCTGTGTAAAGGGCACCTCGCCCTGACATTCTTATACGGCGTCCCTTTGTATCCATATAGGGGGTGGGACCCACCGACATCTTGTCGAACTCCTTGCGAGCATTCATGACTTTTATATACAACCATAAATTAATTACCGAACGCAACACCGGCCATACCATTCTTGACACGAAGAATGTTATAGTTGACTGCGTACATACGCTGGTACGTGTTACCACCAGAAACATTCCGGAGTGTCACCTTCGCCGTGTCGATACGAGAGAAGTTCAAAGAACCGGAAGGCTGAGACTTGCCAATGTTGAGACAGAATGGCCATGTGTACACGGGGGCAGTCTCGAGGAGATCGTCGGGGAGAGACTGACAATGCATCTTGGGAACCACTGTGTGGTGGTAATCCTTGGACATGTTCTCCGAAAGGGGTGTACCGTTGATGTACAGAGTCGCATCATCGAAAGCATACGCCGTATCCCACTCCGCACCCACGTTGGAGGACACGAGGTGGAGAGCACTCGTCGGGTGGTTGAAATAGGTGAGATCGATATCAGTGTCCGTCGAACCGACCATCTGATACTGTGTCTGTGTAATCAGGATCTCATGCTCATTGTCTGTGAAGAACTTACGCTCATCAGTGTCGAGATAAGCATACATCGCATACACCTTGGGAGTCGACGAGAAGGTACCGTCGCGGCACTTGATGCGGATCTCGACGTCATGGTACTGCATGGCAACGAGAGGAAGAGACTTGGTCCAGTCCTGGCTAAAGAAGAAGGGAATCACGAAGTGGTCAGCGGTACCCGCGGCATTCTTCGCATTCTCCTTAATCTCCGCTGTAGAAACAGCCGACGACGCACGAGCCTGTGTTTCGTTGTAGAGCACATTGTGAACACCCTGGACGTAGAGAGAATCAAGGCGGCAGACCTGCTGACCACCGACATAGAGAAGGAACTCGGTTGGGTTGGAATCCTTGGAGAAAAGACCAGTCGTGTTCGAACCCGTCGCGGCGATGCCGGGGGCTTCGATCCATACGTAGCTAAGAAGATCACCCTTGGACTTGACGGGGATGGTCACTTCGGCACCCGAAGTGAACGAACCAATGTAATCGATACGTTCGGGCTTGATGGAGAAGTTCGTATGACGCTTGTAGTTCTGACGAAAAAAACTGACTTCGGGTTGACCAGTGATGTAGACATCCTGGGCACCCTTGGACACGAGGTCAATCAAAGCGGCTGACATTTACTAGTAAACGATATTAAAATTTTGGCTCGAAGTGTACATAAGGAAGTATGGTCGTATTTCAGGCACTCACATGGGAAGCACGCGATGAAGATGAGGATCACTTGATTAGTATATTCGGTAAGACTGAAGATGGGAAGTCGGTATGTGTAACTACTGCTTTCGAACCGTACTTTTACATCAAGCTTCCTGATATCAAGTATGCCCGCGAAATCTATGCTCACATCAAAGACACCTGCACCGGGTACACCGTCGTTGAATCGAAGGATATTTGGGGCTTTCAAAACAACCAAAAATTCCTGTTCATGCGTATCACCTTTTCCAATCTGAAGAAGCGTCGGACGACTGACTACTTTCTGAAAAAACCTCTCAACCTCTCGAGTGGCCCATTTCCCCTGAAGGTGTATGAATCGAATCTTGATCCTATGCTTCGCATGATGCATCGAACGGGGATCCAGTCCACTGGCTGGCTGGATACTGGTAAAGAATGTGTTCGATCCAATCTCGCACATGTCAACATCGACTTGTTCTGTAACAATTGGGAAACACTCACACCTGTGAAACGTGATGACGTTGCACCCTTTGTTGTGGCATCCTTCGATATCGAGTCGAATAGTTCTACTGGGAAGTTTCCTGATGCGGACATAGATGGTGATGCATGTTTTCAGATTGCACTATCGTTGTGTAGACTCGGATCGGATGAACCATATGATAAGACGTGTCTATGTTTCAAGAAAACTGACCCAAACTTGGAAGGTTCTACGATCATCAGTTACGACACGGAGCGGGAAATGCTTGAAGCCTTCAGGGACTACATGATTAAACAGGATATCGATATCATCACGGGTTGGAACATCTTTGGTTTCGATCTTGAATATATCTACAAGCGAGCTGCGAAGGTTGGATGTAGTCACTCCTTCTACAACCTTGGAAAGTTGAAGAACGTTGACTCGGAGATGGTCTACAAGCGTCTGTCATCGAGTGCTCTAGGTGATAACATGCTGAAGCTTCTTCCCATGACTGGACGTTTCATCTTCGATCTATTCCACGAAGTCAAGAAGGGCTACAAACTTGATAGCTACAAACTGGACAACGTGTCGAAACTCTATCTGGGTGATCAGAAGATTGATATGCCCCCCAAAGAGATGTTTGCTCGTTTCGTCGAAGGTGACCCCGTCAAACTCAGAGAAGTTGCGGAGTACTGTATCAAGGATACTCTACTTCCTCATCGTCTCATGAAACGCCTNTGTACTCTCCTTAATCTTTTGGAGATGGCGAAGGCTACATGGGTCCCCATCTCATTCCTCGTAGAGCGTGGACAGCAGATTAAGGTGTTTAGTCAGTTGACTAAAAAGGCTCGAGAATTGGGATTCATGGTCCCCACGATCCGCTATGGGGCGATCCCACCAGAACCCTATGAAGGTGCCACGGTTTTAGAGGCTCAAGGTGGTGCCTACTATACACCTATCACGGCTCTAGATTTCGAGGGTCTGTACCCATCGATCATGATGGCCCATAATCTCTGTTATTCGACATTCGTCATGGATGAACGGAGATATGGTAACATCCCGGGTGTTACATACGAGACGTTTGAATTGAATGGTGGCACCTACAAGTTTGCACAGGATGTACCGAGTCTTCTTCCTAGTATTCTGGCAGAACTTAAACAGTTTAGGAAACAGGCGAAGAAGGATATGGCTGCTGCGACGGGGTTCATGAAGGAAGTCTACAATGGTAAACAGCTCGCCTACAAGGTAAGTATGAACTCGATCTACGGTTTCACTGGAGCCGGTAAGGGTATCCTCCCCTGTGTACCAATCGCTTCAACGACAACCTTCAAGGGGCGTAGCATGATCGAAGAGACGAAGGAGTACGTCGAAAAGAACTTCCCAGGTGCGAAGGTGAGGTATGGGGACACCGATTCAGTGATGGTTGAGTTTGATGTTGGTGGTCGAACAGGGATGGAAGCGATCGAGTACAGTTGGGAGCTTGGTGAAAAGGCTGCAGAAGAATGTACAGCCCTCTTCAAGAAACCCAACAATCTCGAACTCGAGAAGGTGTATTGTCCATACTTTCTATACAGTAAGAAACGGTACGCTGCCAAACTATGGACCAGGAACAAGGCGGGTGATATGAACATGGACTATATCGATATCAAGGGGCTCCAGGTTGTTCGTCGTGACAATACAGTCTTTGTTCGCGANGTATGCAAGGAACTTTTGGATGTCGTACTGGAAAGTAATGATCCGGGACCTCCGAAACAATTAGCCCTCGAGCGAGCGATTAATCTCCTAGAAGGTGAAGTTCCTGTGGACAAACTCATACTTTCACAGCAATTGGGGGATTCGTATAAAAATCCTAATCTACCCCATGTTCGGGTCAGGGACAAGATGCGCGAAAGGAAGCCTGGTTCGGAACCACAATCCGGTGATCGAGTACCATACATCCTCGTGAAGACGGATGATCCTAAAGCAAAGGCGTACGAAAAGGCTGAAGATCCGGTATTCATGAAAGATAATGATATCCCCATTGATTATCACCATTACTTCACTAACAAGTTCCTAAACCCAATCTGTGATCTTCTGGAACCATTGGTGAAAAACCCAAAAACCGAAATCTTCGGTGACCTAATCGCTCAGCATAAACCACCACCCAAGAAGAGGGAACCAGCACTGAGTGGTATGAAGAAGGAGCAACTCATCGAAGAGTGTAAAAAATATAATCTCGATACGTCTGGTAAGGTTGCCGAACTTCGCGACCGGATCAAGACTGCTCGATCCAGCAAGTTGACATACGACGAGGTATTTAAAAATTACGATTGATACAGTATTAAGATGGACGAAAGGCTTAATGCCTTGTTCCGTGACGAGGTAAAGAAAGCTGTCGATGAACAAACGAAGATCATCAAAGGTGAGTACAACGAACTTTTGAAAAAAGCGAAGGAAGAGTTTAAGGATGAAATTCTCGCCCATAAGAACAATACCAAAGACGTCACTAAAAAGATCATAGACGATCTCAGGGAAGAACACCA